GCTGCATTGATGCGTGCCAGATTTTTCGCAAAAAAGCCAGCAATATCAATAGCTTACGAGATTTCTTGAATTTTTCAGGATTTTCGGGGCTCGCGCCGGCTGGCGGGGCCAGAACGTGGTTAGGTTCTTTAGAAATCCTTCTCTGGTTTGTCCATGCTCTCAGCTCCCAAAAGCTTAGACAATCGCTCCTTGATATCTTCCTTCGTCATGGTCTCCAGGTTGGCATTGATATTAATGTTCTGGGATCTATTAACCGACAGGCCAGCGAGCTGATTCAGTTCTTTAATAGCCGAGACAGCTGCATTGAAATGTCCGTTAGCGAATGCAGTCTCGGTAATCTTCCATAACATTGTGCCGGTCTTCTGCGGAGTGATCGCATACTTCTCTGCCAGTTCGTCCTGGCGAATGCGTACCGCTTTAGTCACCTTGGGAAAGTTCTTGCCGTTGAGCATCTTGCTCGCCGAGTTAGCTGGAAACTCAAAGCCAGCCTTGCGAGCTGCTTCAGTCTGACTGCACGCGCCCTCGGTATAATGCCAAACAAAGCCCGCTTGCATTGCAGTTAGTCCGTGCTCGTCATCCTTCTCAAAGGTATCGGGAACCGACACGAGCATAGGTTTTTCTTTCTTGGGTCTTCCCGCCATACTATCTGACGTTCTTGTGCTTAATAAATTCTTTGAACACGGCTTTGCCTTCTTCCTCGGTATATAACCTTTCGTTATAATCTGATCTTTCGTCACAGTTCATGTTATACCATCTGGTAAAGTTAGTCTCGTAGCTCTGGCTGCGATCATAAACAAATTCATCCTCTTCCATTTTCTTCCTCCACAGGGGTCAGTGTACACCTACCCAACTTAGTAGGTGCATTAGGCCCCTATAAACGGTGTTTTTGTGTGTTATGTTGTTTATATAATATATTCCCATATTCTATAGCTATACCCTACCTATAGTAGTAACCCCAGTAAACATAAGGCTTCAAGCACAGGTAACAGCCAAGTGTTAGGTAACAGTGAATCACAGCACGACTGCACAAATGTATGTTCCCAGATTTATAGCCAGAGCTGGCACAAACCATTTCACCCTTAATGCAGTGTCGCATATTCATCCCCCGCCACTATCACATTCGTCAATTCACCCACAATTCGGCAGCCAAAGCTTTCACAAATCAGCTCGGCTTGTTCCGGTGTCTGCGCCACAATGTTGGGCCCGCAGTAGTCAATCCCGTCCCAGGTAAACTCGGTCATATAGATCTTCCTTTTACTCATCGTTGCCGTTCATTCTTTTAAAGTGCACCCGTACAAAATACTTGCGCACCAGCGAGACCACAGTGAACACCAGCGTTTGAAAAACGGCCGTCGTTACCACGCCAAAGTTCAACCAGGTGGTAAAGGACAGGACCGCTAGGGCAACCGGAAATGCCATAAAGAAGCCAACGCCTACGTCAGTGACTGCTTCTCTTGCCGCAGCCCTGTCCAATACCTTAATCATAGTTATTAAATCTATACTCAGTAATCCTATACGCCAACACAGAGGAAGCCACATATATTACAATCGGCACGATTGCCATAATGCCCGCGATAAACCCTACCGCCACCGCCAGGTATCCTAAAAACTGGAGGGCCGTATCAAGCGTCCCAGCTTTTGTAATTTCCTGAGCTGCCGCCAACATCTTCTGTCGGCGTGTCGTAATCCAGGTCATATAATTTCTTGCCATTGCTTCTCCTTGGTTCAATACCATTGTCACCCAGCACCCTGTTTGCATCTTTAAAGTCGGGCATTCGTGGGTTGGCTATACCTAAATCTCTTAATAACTTAGTCATCTGCACCGGCTTGGTGGTCTTACTATCAAACCTAACGTGCTCCAAAATGAGATCCTCGACGCTTGACTGCGTGCGGTAGCCCTCATTCGATTCATCCAACATCTTCCGTTCATCGGGTGTTAGGAACCAATTCTTTTGTCCAGGCACATACAGCGTCTCTTTAACCTCAGCCCACAGCTGCTGCATATCAATGCCATGATTAAAGTTAATCCGCTTCACCGGTATCACCCAGAATCTTCGATTGCCCGACGTATCGGTCAAAAATTCCCTGGCGTTAACACTGGCATAGAATGCGGTACGTCTTTGATAAGTAGTGGATGCTCGGTCATAAGGTAAGCGCAGCTCATCGCTCTTGCTGGTAACGAAAGCTTTCAGCTGATCAATGTCGGCCTTCTTAAAGGTGGATTCAATTTCCCCCAGCTCCACGATCCAGTGACTAACAGCACGCTTCACACTATCCTTATCGGTGGGGTTGAGCATGGCGCCTTCCAGCAACCAGCCATCGTCGTAATTAGCGAGCCGTTTAAACCATAAGGTCTTGCCCAATCCTTGCGCGCCCTGGAATACCAGGATGCCTTCAAGCGCTACACCGTGTTCTTCACAAGCTGCCGCACAGCAGCTTATCAGCCACTTCTTCATTAGCATCTCTTTAAGCTTCTCATTCTCTGGGCTGCCTATCGTGTCCAGAAATTCTTGCAGCCGGCTCTTGCCGTCCCACTTCCTTGACTCCATCCACTGCATAACCGGATTCCACTCGGTCGCTAACACCTTCAGGTAATCTCTTACCCTGGTGTGCGGAATGCCCATGTTGATAGCGCGATCCTCAATTTCAATCAGCGAGGCCTCTTCCTTCATGTCAGCGATAAACTTGGTATTAGGTACATCAATCTCCATGCGTTTCTTGATGACGTTGTAGACCACCTGGATCCCATTGACCGTGAGCACGCCTTGTACATTATCTTTAGTGTTGAGATATCTGCCGGTGCTGCCACGCACAAAATCATAATCAACGGGCACGTCTATAGATCTAAGGGTTGGGAGCAACTCGCCTTTCAGGACCTCCGTTTGGTTTTTATGATCGTTGTAATCACCCTTAGACTCAGGCATGAACACATCCGCCTGGCCTTTTAATTTACGAATAGCCTGGCACGCTTTAACAGCTTCCCTCTCACCTGTGTTTGATTCTGGGTCGTTGTCGGCAATAAAAACAAACTTACGGTCGTTCAAAAATTCAAAAACAACCTCGGCAACCGGCGTGAGATTGTAAGCATCGAATGCCACTATCACCGGCTGACTAAAATCTTGGTGGTAACTTGCAGCGGTCGCGTAACCTTCCGCAAAATTAATGGTGCGACTGCTCTTTAATACCTCTTTACCCAGTATGAAAAAGCTTCCAGCTTTTTTAGAACCAGTAAGAAACTTCTTGGAGCCATCGGGATTGATGTACTGTATGCCGACAATGGTCATCTGTGCGTCGTGCATGGGCAACATCAGTATGCCCTGGTCATTAACTCTGAGCCCGCCGTAGCTAAGGACCTTCTTCTTTTCTAAATAAGGATGACGTTCACACGGTTGTGCCTGGTCCCATAAAGACTGCGCACGCTTGGCCGCTTTGTTATAATTCTCAGCCTTCTTCACCTCTGCCTTTTTTTGTAATTCTTTAATCTCCTTGCGATGCTCGTCCGTCATCTTAAACCGTTTTTGGTTTTCTGGTTTCCAAATTGATGTCGGTTCACTGGCAGATACCCTATAGTCACCAATGCGTCCAAAGGGCACGCTTTGGTCCAACCACAGCTGATACCAGCCAACCAATTTACGAGTGTTGCCAACATTAATATAAGCACGACCAATGCTGCCATCAGTTACCAGTCCTTTCTTCGGATCTGGCTCCAGGGAGTTGTCTGCAAGGAACCTACTGAAATCAGCCGCATAGTCAGCACTCAAGGGTCTATCAAAGTTTTTCGGTGCCGGACGACTAATTTTTAATGACATAGGCTTTGCTTTTTATTGTAAGATAGTGCAAAATAGTATACACAAAGATAAAATTAACTCAACCCGTTGGAGGACAAATTATGGGATTAACTATTTCAAATACTGGTGGCGACTACGAGAACCTAGAGCCTGGCAGATATCAAGCCACCTGTTACAAATTAATTGATGCCGGCACCAGAGAGGAGTCTTATCAAGAGGGTCCGCTAAGAAAACGACACATCGTTTATATTTATTGGGAGGTTACGGCCAAACAAGAAGTTGACGACGGTGAAGAGCACTGGGAACCAATCACCATGGACGACGGCAGGTTGTTTTCGGCTTCAAAAAAATACACGGCATCTCTTAACGAGAACGCCACATTATTTAAGGACCTTAAATCATGGCGCGGCAAACCATTCAGTGAACAAGACCTGAACGGCTTTGAATTGCCCAAGGTGCTGGGTGTAACTGCTGAGCTAGAAATGGTCAAGCAAGTTAAAGACTCAGACAAGGTTAGG